AGATAGGCAGGGGGGGTAGAATCGCGTGCTAAAAAAACGCCCTGTGAGCGTGAGCCTTTAGCGCTATTACAAGGCTTACAACAGGCCACCATATTGTCCAAGCTAATAGGGTCACCGCCTGACTTGATACTTTGTATATGGTCCACCGTCATATCGTTACCGCTATACCCGCAATACGTACACGTATAGCCATCACGAGCTAATACTCGTAGTCTTTGTTGCTTATATGCACGGCTTACGCGTGGATCGTGCTTACCTTGTACCATTAGTAGAAGCCTCGCTTGTTATGATAGTCCAAGGCTCGACACGGGCTTGAGTGTTTATGAGCTATGTATTTGAGGCCTAAGTCTATTTGCTTAAACGGGTCTAACTCTCTCATCTTAAGTAGCTGGGGTATGCCATATGCAGAGCTCTTAGGATTATCTGCTCGCGGGTCCCAGCGACTCTCTCTATTCCATAGCACCTCTAGGCATCTATATTGTTTTGCATCCAATAGCTTTATATGCGCGTAGAGTTTGTAGTTTTCTTTATCTCTTTGTGTGTTTATAGCTTGTGATGCAGGCATATCGCCAAATAGCAATAGACCGGCCAATAGCACCAGACTACGCCTGCGAGCTATCCGCGGTAGCGGCTCGCCTGCGAGTATGGAGCGTATACCTATAGTCAAATAGGAGTCAATCTTGAGCGTACTCTTGAGCGTGTCCCACAGGTTATTAACCCTTGTGTATAACTTGTGTGGATAACTATGATAAGACATTTAATAACTCCTGACTTAATTCATAGGGCACCATGGACCTAGTTTTAGCACCTTTTAATCCTTGAGTACCTGTACGCGATCCTCTTGGAGCTGCCTCATGGCATGAGTCTCCATTTCTACAAGCTGAGCGAGCTTTCCAATTAGGCACATCGCCCCATAAATCGGTTGGCTTCATGCGAGTTTCACCATAGGCACAATATGTAATTTGTCTATGAGTTAAACCCAACATAATCGCCTGTTTACGTAGCATCCCTCGAGGGTTTTCCATAAGCCAAGCATGAGGCTTTAACTCTTTTATGAGATTAAGCGTAAACTCGACTAGCTTTATGCTCTCCATAGCTTGAATAGTTTTAGGCTCTTTATCCTTGGTCCAATGACGGCCAATAGAGGCCACGCTAAAGCTAGTACAAGGCGGCGAAGCCCAAATAAAGTGAGGGCGGCCATACTTGTTTATTAACATGTCGGCGGTAAGAGTTAAGATATCTCGCTCATCTGCCTCGAAATACTCATCTAGCTCTATTTTAATTACGGTGTGCCCTGCATCCTTAAAGGCCTGCGTACTTGAGCCCGTACCTGAGTAGAAATCGTAGATTATCAATTTTTAAGCCTCCCCATCGGATAGCTCATTTAATTTAGGGTAAGGCTCTTGCTCCCATATAGGTACCAGCTTTTTATCTAGTAAGTAAACGTAACGATGCTTACGCGAGCGCGGCTCCCAATGACCCTCGAAACCCTTGCTCTTACCTCTACTTAGCTTTGTACCATCGGCAAAGTAAAAGTCGTTTTTCTGAGGCGTAAGCCCGTAATAGCCAAAATTGCAGGCTTGATACACCGCGCCGACGTGTCTAGAGCTATCTGCATAACTAATAACGGCCCTTATGCCACGTTGCTTAAGTATGCGTAAGCTGCGACCTACGAGCATAGATCCGTAGTTTTTACCGTTTAGCTCAGGCTCTAACACTAATCGGCTCATTTCTAACAACTCGGGATAATTGCCACGAGGTAAACCAAACGCGCTAGTGGCCGAGTTAGGCACACTTAACGGCGAATACACTACCGCGCCAATTACTTGTATATCCTTGATTAGCCCGAAAGCATGCTGGCCTATAAAGCGTTTAGGTCCTAGATAGTGAAAAGCGTTTACGAGCTCGTAAGCATGGTTATAGCTAATCGGCTCTACCCTAAGCATCTTTAAGATCCTCAAGCATTACTATGCCCATAACACCGCATTTAATACATTGAAGCGATTTAACGTAAGGCGGTAGGTTATCGGTTACTACGCGCTCTATGTGCTCTGTTACCTTGCCGCATAGACGGCATTTAGTTTTATAGCCCATAGTTAGACCTCTTTAGGTATTGCATCTCAAAAAGATTAGAGCGTGGCACCCAATAGTTATTTTGGTAGGGGTGCTTGTACTTGGCTTGCTTAGCCATATGTACGGGCATCCATCCCATAAGGATATATACAGGGCTTAAACCTGTAACTAATATAGCTACATCGTTAGGCCTGCCTGCTCCTCTATTTTGTAGGATTAAGTGACCGTTCGCGTGCTTGGTCCATTTCACCTCGACATTTTCGCCCACGTCTGCCGTATCGTGCCCGTTGTCCATTTTAGGCACATAGGCATAATCGCCAAAATAGTTAGCTACGGCCATCTCTGCACCGCAGCCCTCGGCCTCTTGCCATACCAGCTCGTGCCAGTTGCTATAACTCTGCCCAAAATTGCTATGGTCTTTCGGATCAGCGTTACGGATAATAGTCCGCTCCAAGCCGACACGATGCGCCGTGATTTCTTGCGACCTATCAAGGATTACTTTAGCTACGCGCGACATTGTGCGCATAACCATAAGACTATCTCGCCGCCTACATCCCGTACGTTGAAGCCGCCTAATGCACTATGCCACTTAAAACACTCGTCGCATTGTTTAGCAGCTATAACCGTAGTCTCGCCGTTATCGTGGATAGTTGTAGCTAGACCGTCTTTAATAAAGGTTATCTCGCCCATGTCTATACCTGCGGCTTCCACTTGCCATCGCTACCGAGTACATGCCAGTACGGGTTACATTGATTAGCTCGTACTCGCTCGGTGCACTTGTAAGCCGCCCACGGTTTACCCGTAGATTTCGCCGTACCCTCCGCCCAAACCATCGAGCCATGAGAGCATCGAGGTACCTCAGCTACTAATTCGCCTCCGAGCTGCGTGCCAATATCCAAAATAGCCGTAGCCATAGTTGCCATATCCTCGATAGAGGCTTTAGTGCTCCAAGGATCAGAGTCGGCGGGTAGTGTTTCTACCTTTTGCATATCCTGAGCCGTAGGCCTCGAGTTAAACTCAAGGCTCGGAGTAAGTAAACCGATTACCCGGCCGTAAGCGCTGGTAATTGTGTCCTCGATAAACCATTTTTTCATATTATTTGTGTAGGTTGAGACGTTACCAAAAGCGTAATCTACGGCGCTCGGGACCATATCCTCATACTCGCGATAGGCCTCAGCTTTAACAAGGATAGTGCCTTTAATTATGTCAATATCCTCGATGTAGGCCACGAGTCGGCCCGATGGAAACTCAGCTCTAAAGCGCTTAATACGAGCGTTTACGTCCTCGTATCCTGCAAGGAAACTACTCATCGCTTAGCCTCGGCATCTTTTAGCGCCTTAGCAATATTACGGCCACGTAAGAAACCCTCACCTAAGCCTACTTTATAGCCCATTTCATAAGCCGCATAAATAAACAGGCCCATTAATAAGACCACCATACCTACTACTATTAAATCCAAACTATTCATTATCTGCCCTTTGTTAAGGCCGATTAAGCTACTAAACCGAGTAGCCCTCTCAGCGTTTGTAGTATCAGTATGAAGGCTTTTTGTCCGAAAGCAAAGCGTATACGTGTTTGGCGTGTCGCTACTTGGCGAGCCTATCCTCAAGCAAAATTTCGTAGATACGATCTACTCTTTGCTCAATACGCTCGACTCGGCCCGCTAAATTGTGGCCCCCGTTATTATCGTGCTTAAGCTCGGATAGATAATACTTAACAAAATGACGGATGAGCCCAGCCCCTAACCCCAAAATAGTAAACGCGCCTAGCGATATACCAATTAGGAGCTGAGCTCTTTCCATTACTTAGACTTAACGCCGTAAGCGCCCTCATTAGGCGCTATAGCCTTAAGTAGTGGACCGATTAGCCCCGCGATAAAAGCGTTAGCTAGTACTTTTGGATCTGTAATACCCGATAGGTACAAAGCTCCTACGCAGCTTATAGCCGCACGGAGATAGGACTTACCAGCTTCGATAGCTTGCTCTTTCATTGTGCTCTCCTGTAATGCCCTTATGGCTTTGTCTTACTCTAAACCTAAACTAACGATTAAGGCTTTAGCCTTGGCCGGTGATACCTCTACCTCAAAATGCATATCGTCCGGCCTTGTCTTAAAATCGCCGCCCCACTTGAGCCCATACTTTTTAGCAAGAGCTCTAATCATCGGGACTTTCTCAGCCGGAAAAGTATCGTACTTGCCTAACGGGTGTTGAGTCGCGTTAAGATCGATGGCCGTGCCCGATGAATGACAAGATAATTTTGTAGCATTACCTCTAACCATTCTGTACGCATAGCCCCAATCGTCAAAAGTGCCCTCATCAATCGGCTCAATCAACTCATGAAACTCCGCAGCAAAGGCGGCCAAGAGAGGCCCAACACTCTCGGCGCACCTTAGCTGACGATCCGTACCCCTTACAGGGTAGGACTTTATTTTAATTTCGGCAGGATTTCTAGAGGCAGGATATCCATTATAGCTCTGTAATTGTGTGCTCGGCATTTGAGCACTCCCATCGCTTAAGATTGTTAAGTAATAATTCACTATGCCCACACTCAGGCATTGGAGCTATAAAGGCATCGTCTATCGGGTCATATGTATATCCTATAGCAGCATAGTTAAATCTAATTTTAGAGTTATACGATGTGCGCTTACATACTTGGCCTCTAAAATTGCCGTACCACGTCTCAGGATCTAAACCCTCAATTAACTCTGTTTCGTCAATACCTACAATTACCTCAGTAACAATATTATTATCCAAAAAAGCGTAATGTGCCATTATGTCCAGCTCACATTTCCAGTACCTGCGGTAAGCGTTGTGCGCTTATAGCCACCGCTTGCGCCGCTTGTTGTACCTGTTAAACCAGCACCTATTGTAATTGTTTTGGTGTCTAAATAACGCAAGATAACTACGCCCGATCCACCATTTCCACCATTTGAGCCGCCGGTCGTGCTTTCCGAGCAACCTCCACCGCCCGATCCCGTGTTTGTCGCGCCGGCACTACCAATTGTGCCACTTCCTCCCGCGCCGCCACCCCCCGAGCCACCCGGGCTGCCACTATTTCCATTTGCGTTTGACCCACCCGGGCCACCTCCACCGGCGTAGGTTACAGATGATCCTGTGATTGACGTTGCAACGCCATTACCACCGGCGCCGCCAGCATCGCCGCCAACTTGTCCGGCACCACCACCACCACCTGAAAGATATGGATTTACTGTTTGTGCAGAGCCGCCATTGTAGCCTTGATTTGCAGTACCAAGACCAGCCGTCGGTGATGAATAACGACCGGCCCCACCCGATCCACCCGCGCCGCCCGGACACAATCCGCCGCCGTTGCTCGTAATGGTTGAAAAAATTGAATTGCTTCCGACACTACCAGCGCCGTTGCTTACTCCCCCTGCACCACCCGCGCCAACCGTAACTGTATAGTTAGTACTCATCACCAAATTTAATGCCGTTTCTAAAGTACCCCCGCCGCCGGTTGCAGTAACCGTCGAACGAAATCCACCGGCTCCACCACCCCCGCCCGTATCTACACCGCTTTGAGCACTAGATCCACCCCCGCCCCCGGCAATAACTAAATAATCAACGGAAAAAGTTAAAGGCGTAAAGCGACTTGCCATAATTCCTAAAATTGGACTCATTAGCTTAGGTCGCCCAAAATTGTAAAAGTGTTACTAGCCGTACAAATAATTGTGCAAGCTGAGTAGCGCGCTCTTAAAACAGGAGCCGAGGCCGTTGCTCCTGTTGATGTAATAGTTACGCCTGCGCCTTGAGCAAAAGAGGTAAGACCTACGCCAATACTTTGCACATTAATTTGTTGCCCTGCACTAAATACGCTAGGCGGCACCGTCACTACAACGGCTGCCGCGTTAGAGGTAGTCACGAGTTTATTGAGGTCTGTTGATACAAGAGTGTAAGTCGTACCGGTCTGCGCGTTAAAATTAAGTAGTAGCGATAGATCCACCGCTCCACTTGCGGCTCCACCTGTAAGTCCTGAGGTAACGGCGGTATTAACTGCCGTAATATCGCCGGCTGCACCAGCAACCCAAGCGCTACCGTCGTAAAACTCGGTCGCATTAGTATCTTTAAGGTATGAGTATTGTCCCTCTTGAGGCGATGTAATGGCAGAGGCTCTAGCGGCTGAGGATGCAAAGACGAGTACGCCTTGCATGAGGTAGCCGTTTACGTCTCCTGCCGTCAATACCTCACCAGTTGTAAAGGTCTTAAACCCTAGACCAGCTGCCATTTTATGCTCCTTAGTACGCTAACACGGAGGTATCGAGCACTCCATATAGTGATGAGTTTAGTATAAAGCCGTCGATAATCGGCTCTAGTGTCGTAAAAGTCGTTTTCCAAGAGTTAGGCGTAACACGGTGCACTACGCCGAAAACCTGTAAAGTCTGTTGGAGGGTTGAGTTACCGGGCTGGTTAGTTGTAATTTCTACAGGGTCAAAAAAATCTAAATCAAGAGCTGCGATTATGCCATCGTTATAGTTTGGCGTATAAAGGTCTAGCTCTATAGCATCGCAGCGGGTCCGCGTATCCTTGCGGCTTGCCACGTATGCGCGTGCATAATCTAAAGCCGCTTGATTAGTATCCATTACTAAATTCTGCTGATTATAGGAGTGTACAAAATACTCCTCGATAGAGGCATCATCTTGCGCAAGCTGAGCCGTACCGCCTATTTTTGTAATGGAGGCCGAGTTATATACCTGCGTATCGTCTAGACGCCAGACGGCGTTAAAATATGTAATCTCGGTGCCATCGTCATTAAATACAACAGGTGGCAAAGCCTGAGAGTCAATACAAAAAGCCCTATCGTGTAGCTCTACGGATCCTCTAGCATTAATATATAAAGCTCCGTACTCGGAGATAGTAGCCGTTTGTAGAGCTTGTAGCGCCGTGCGAGCCGTACCAGGGTCGGCCTGGAAAATGGTGTCTCCGTATTGAATTTCTCGCATGGATGGAGGCCACCCAATTTCGTCTAGAATAGCGTTTACCCGCTCACCCGGTAAGTCTCCTGCCTCAGCTAAAGTAATAGTAGAGACTTGGCTATTTTGGAAAAGTCTAAAAGCATCGACGGCGGTTATAGTTGTATAAACTACATCGGTCGCCATCTTAGGCGTAGTAGTTGTATAGCTAGTAATAAAGCCGCTAAACATCGGGTACTCGATACCGCCATACGTGCCCGTAATTTGTACTTTACGTAGAGGCGTAAGTAATCCATAGTAAGGCCCTGCCGCATTTTGAGGGTTAAAGTCTCCATTTTGGTCCACGATACGCAGAGTTAAAGTACCTGTTTGGAAAACGTCGGCTTGAGCATTACGGCCTCTAGTAGTTGTAACACCATCAACGACGTTAGATACGTCCACGATAAGAGAGGCGGCATCGGCTAAAACGTTTGTACCTAAAAGGCCACTATCTAAAATCATAGCTTGAGCAAAGGCAGGCCCCGTAGAAAAATTAATAACCGCGTTTATTGTAGGGACCGTCATAGCACGCCAGCCGTAGTTAGAGGATCTCCGCCGCGGTTAAGGCGTTGAATAGTATCCTGAATAAGTCCGGCAAATTCATCTTGAGAAGCAATAGCGCCAGCGTTAATAGTTATTTGATACATCGCGGCGGCCTGAGCTGCATAGTTAGCGCCTCGTACCGCGCTACCAATATCAGCACCTCCCGCAATACCAGATAAAAATGACTCTTGAGCAATATCATCGGATAAATCTACTTGAGCGGCTAGTGCTGCAATAATTGGATTACTCTTAGTAAAATTAGTAGTGTTAGCTGGTATTAATTGCGGAGATCCCATTTGTGAAAGACTTTTAGCAGCGCTTACAGACTCCAACATCCTTATATATTCTTGTAACGCCTTGAGACGAGCAGCATCGGCATCGGCTTGAGCTTTAGCCACGCGGTCAATCATGCTTAGCTCGGCAGACTCGCGAAACTTTGTAAGGGTAAGGGCTGCGTTTGTAGTATTGCTAAGAGAAGCTAAACGAGCTATCTCGGTTAGTTGTATCTGTACGCGCTCACTATAGCTCTCTTTAGCTGCTAATTCGCCTGCCTTAGTTATAGCTGCGTTATATTTACCAAAAGCAATATCTCGAGCAGCCTCTTTATCCTTTTCGGCCATCTTGCTATCGTTAATAATCTTAAGCTCGGCTAGTAGCTGAGTGTTAAGAGCCGAAAGAGTTGCCTCGCTAATCTGAGTAATGCCAGCTAATTTAGCTAAGTCTGCGTTTTTCTGAAACGCTGCAAGCTCGCCTATTTTCTGTAAAGCTAGAGTCCCGTTTTCATCCTCAATAGCCATAAGCGCCTCAAGGCGTAGGCGTGTCTCTTTGTCATACGTAGCCTGTAGTGCAGCCGCTATAGAAATACGGTTAGAGTCAAATACGGCCGCAGCCTTAGATAACGAAAGTTTATTTTTCTCAGCTATAGCGCTTTTCTTTTGTAGAGCTAGTAACTCTTTTTGGCGCTTGGCTGCATCGGCCTCAGCCTTAGCTCGAGCCTTAGCGTTAGCGGCCTCCTCGGTAGCTCTATATTTATCGGCTGCCGCTCCTCCATATTGACGGTTGTTTACTACGCCCATAAAAGCCTCGCCGCTTACGGCGTAGCCTAGTTTGGTGATGGCCATGCCAAAATCGCCGCCTAGTTTAGCTAAAAATACAAAAGGTGTAGCTAGTTGTCCTACTAATTCTACGACCGCGGCTAGAGAGTCTGCAAGGTTATCTACGCTCTCTGTTAAATCCTCGGTAGTTGTATCGCCTGCGAGCCGTGCAAAGGCATCGACTAAAGCACCGCCTACGGTTTCTTGTAGGTTTCCGTAAGCAATTTGTACGGCTGATACTTTACCCGCGTAAGTATCTAAACGAGTTGCATTTTGTCCGCTATATTGCTCGGTTAGTTTTTCTTGGATAGTTAAAAAACCCGCGGCGGTTAATTCTGTTTTTGATAGCCCCGTGTTGTATTTAGCTATACCTTTAGTTTGTCCAAGGTAGGCAAGGCTTAAATCTTTAGCAACCTCGGCGGCATCGATGCCAGTACCTGCCGAGATTTCGAGGGCAAGGTTTAGTAGATCCTGAGACTTAGTAAACGAGCCCGTCGTAGAAATTAGGGTCTGAAACGCAGGCCTTAAAACATCGTCGGCGACCGCAGCAGACTTTTCTAGGTCGGCTATAAATCGGGTTATGCGTGTATTCTCAAAGCCAAGCCCTAGATTTTCTACGGCCTTAGTTAAACGTACGGCGGCAGCTTCATCCTCGGCAAAAGCCTTAACGGATTTTTTACCAAATTGCGCTAAAGCCGCAGCTCCAAAAGTAACGCCAAAGGCTTTAGCTAAACTCTTTACGCTTTTCTCAAAGCCGCCTATTTGTTTTTGTCCCTTAGCAAGGGCCTTGCCGTCAAAGGTCGTAACGGCATTAACGAATAAATCGGGTAGCTTCATTATGCGGCCTTGTCGTAGCGGCCTTGGTTAAAGGCGGCGATAGTGTTTTCAATAGCTCTTACTACCGCTGCCGTAGCTTTACCTTGGTCCTCATACCACGCTCTATAAATCATGCGACCGCGAGAGGCTTGGTCGGGACCGTACAAAGGACCCATACGGCTAATAAAATTAGCACCCGCGCGAGGGTTATTAGACCTGCTCTTAGAGGAGCCGCCCGGGTTTTTACGTCCCGCGGTTTCATAGATAGCTCCACTTGCTGAGGCATTAGCTACTATGTACTGAGAGCTCCATCCCTTGCTATTGCGCTTACTTGGAGCTTGAGAGTAGTAAATCCCTTTACGTGTAGCCTCGGCGTTATACAAAGGAAAAAGGCGACGAGTCTTACCGCTTAAAGTAGACTCTCTAAAAGCTGAAGTCCGAGCCGTAATCTTTTTATCCTTAGCTCCATCGTCCCAGTTGTAAAGCCCACCGGGAGCAGCCGTAGGAGCGTAGTCCCTAGCCTTATCGCGAATAGGTATCATTACCCCTTTAATTTCTTTATTCATTTCTTTAAGTAGCTCGGGATCTATTTTACGCAGCGCGCGAATAGTCTCTTTAACGCCGTCTAGGTTTACGGACATTTTTAGACTCCTCCGCTTGCTCGTTTAATACCTTTACTAACATCTTAAACATCTCGGTATCTAGCTCGAGTACCGCTTGAGGCGCGATCCCTAACCTTATTGATAGTTGCGCTACCAAATGAGTTAGAGAGTCGCGCCCTAGCTTAAAGGCTCGTCGTCTAGTACCTCAACCTTAACTAACATATCGAGAAACTCGGCTCCAAACATAGGGACCGTAACGCCTGCCGACCTTAGGCACTCATGCGCCAGCCAGTACACGTCACTCTGTTTTTCATCCAAACGAAAGGCCTTATGAAAGCCTTGCTTTGCGTAAAGCTCAAAGGCGTACTCGATCCGTGGAGTTATCTGATGCTCAGTAACCTCACCGGTAACCCTTGTTATTTTGAGTCGTGCCATTTGTTAGCCCCTTTTCTTTAGTATCAAGTAGTAGTTAGTACGATTGGAGAATTACAGGTAAACGTAATCGACTGGCTGGCAATATCGCCCACGGCGCCATTAATGTCGGTCGTGTTGTTTACCAGGATTGTAGTGCTATATAAAGGGTTGGTAGCCGATGTAGCTGCGCTTGTCTGCTTTAGTGTGAGAGGTACAGTTGTACCCCACGCAGCTTGAAGCGTAGCGTTTACGTTAGCTGCCGCGGTATCGCTCAAAAAGTCTAGCGAGATGGTGCTAGTTTCCAAACCTTTTGTATATTTCCTGGAAGAGTCGCCCATAGCAG